CCTAACTGGCAGATTGGTTATGTTGGTGCTGTGCTGATGATCGCTGAACTGGTCAACACAAAGCCCAAGTCCATGACCAAGGTGACAGGCTATAACTCGCTAACATTGTAAGGAGAAATAGTCATGTCTAATAAAATCCTCGTAGCTGGTTCGGCAACTAACGCTGCTGGTGCATTTCTTCAGGCTTATGCCTTGGGTACTGCAACAGCAACTGTTCCTGCTGGCGATTACTACATTGCTCCAACTGCTAACGTCACTATTGAACTGAATACAAACACTACTGGCAATATCAGTAATGCTTCGTATGCGGTTGTGGTTGCCAATAATACTGGTGGCTACTTCATTTCTGATGGCGTAAACATTCGCGCTAATGTTCTTTCTGGCACACCTACCATTACTCTGTTCCAAGTGAATCAGGGTCAGGCTGTCAGCGAGACTTACGCATAAGGAGCCAACATGAATGCTAACCATGTAGGTTCGTTGTATCCCAATAGCTTTGGTAGCTTTGGCCTTGGTCGTGCTGTAACCGTTAGTGTTGGTACAGTCGCTAATGCTGTTGTCCAAATTCCTATTGTTGGTGCAAGTTCATACATTGTTCGCAGGATTACGGTAGCTAATGCAAGCAAGTCGATTGCGGCTGCAAACGTAACTGTTACTACGTCTAACGATGGTAATGTTTCGAATGCAGTTGCATCGCTTACAACGCTTAGCAACGTAACTAGCACTTCTACGTACCAAGACTTAACTCTTGCTGCTGGCGCTGCTACTACTGTTTACTCGTCGGGTTCGTTGTATGTCAACGTACCTGCCGCAGTATCCGGTGGAACTTGCGACATTGTTGTTTATGGTGATGTGGTAACTCTATGACGACTGTATATGTGACTAACAAGTGGGATAAGCCCCTTGTCGATGAATATGCGTACAAGACATATACGTTCCCTGTGAACGAATCTGTTGAAGTGCCTGTAGAAATTGCCCGTCACATATTTGGTTATGGTTCTGAGAATAAAGAACCTTTTTTGGCTAGACTCGGTTTTGCTAAAACAAAGAATGACATTCCTAGCGGGTTGGAAATTCTTGAAAAATTTAGCATTACCGAATCCAAGCCAGTACAGGATCGCTCCTTATCCCCGGCGATTGACCAAGTACCCCCACCTATCCCATTACGGGGGGTGGGGAGAAAAGTCGAAAAAGCCGCTTAATTATGGCAATTAAATGGCAACTTTATCCGGTTACATCACGGAAGTTCGTAGGCTGCTGCACGATGCCAACGGAAACTTTTACTCTGACTCTGAACTAACGGACTACATCAATGAAGCCCGTAAGCAGACAGTCAGGGATACTGGTTGCCTAAGAAAAATCCAAGTATCACAAACGCCAATGACACCCGTAGCAGGTGGAGCAAATCCAGTTGCTTGGAGTGCTGGCGCTATTGTTGCCGTAGATGATTACGTATTTTCAAATATTTTCATCTACAAAGTAACTGTAGCTGGTATTTTGGGAGATACAGCGCCACCTTACCCGGCATCGAATAACGTGTATCCCCCAACAACACCGTTCACTAGCGGAACTGCCACATTGCAATATGCTGGTAATTGCGAAAAACTAAATTATGCAGCGTTCCCTGACAGTATAAATACGATTGATATTCTAAATATCAACCTTTATTGGGGAAATAGTCGTATTCCTTTGCAGTATTTGCCTTGGACTCAGTTCAACGCTCAGTTACGTTATTGGCAAAACTACATAGGTAGGCCAGTAGCGTTCAGTGTTTACGGACAAAAAACAGCATTTATCTCTCCTGTTCCAGATCAGGTGTATACGATTGAAATGGATACGGTGGTGCTGCCAGAAGACCTTGTTTCTGGTTCTGAGGTTGATGTTATTGATGAACCTTACACCACTCCAGTAGCTTTCTACGCCGCACATAAAGCGAAGTTTAAAGAACAGAGCTATGGCGAAGCTGAAATCTACAAACAGCAATACGCACAAGAAGTTCGCAGTGTTCTGGCAACAACCATGACACGGCGTATTCCTAACCCTTACGGCAGTCCATTTTAATTATGGCTGCGGCTGAACAAAAAAAATCATACAAAGTTATTAAGCAATTTCGTGGCGTAAACACGAAAGCAAACCGTACTGCCCTAGAAGATGGTGAGTTTTCATGGCTAGAAAATGCCATGCCTATTGGTTATGCCAATATTAAGACCGTATCAGGAGAGAGAAATACGGCGGTTACGTTTGGGAATGTAGCTACAGCATTACTTTCTGCAAACATTAACAACAAAGACTATCAGCTTGCATTCCAAGAAGATGGTCGTTGCGAGTATGTTGACGTTGAGACAAATACGAAGGGTAATGTTGCTGTTGCTGGAACATTCTCTAACTCGCGCATCAACATAACGCAGTACAAGGACGAGCGCGTTCTAATTGGCGACCCTAATAATGGCGTTTACAGTTGGGATGGCACTAACCTTGTATCTATCGGTTCTGTTGGATTCATAGGAATTACCAATCGCGGTTCTGCTTACACGACCACGCCTTCTGTAGTTATTTCTGCGCCTAATGAGACAGGTGGCATACAAGCCCAAGCAGAAGCAATCATAACTGCCAATGCGGTTACTGGCATTGCCATTACTGAGGCTGGAACAGGCTACACAACCTCTCCGACAGTCACCATATCTGGTGGCGGTGGAGCGAATGCGACTGCAATTGCTGGTGTTACTACGTTCAAAACTGGAACCGTTACTGTTTTTGTTACAAACGGTGGTACTGGCTACATAAATGCGTCTAATACTGTAGTTACTATTAGCGGCGGTGGTGGAACAAATGCTGCTGGCACAGCTATTTTATCTGGCGGTCAGATAAGCCAAGTAATTATGACCAACAATGGTACTGGATACACTAACGCATCCAATATCACTGTAACCATCAGCGGCGGTGGAGGCTCAAATGCAGCCGCTAAAGCCATTATTAACAGCAACCCTGTTACTGGTATCCAGACGTTCTCAGGACGCGCTTGGGTGGCTCAAGGGCGCTCTGTAAGCTATTCTGCGGCTGGCTCATATTCTGATTTTGTCAGCTTGTCTTCTGGCATATTTACGATTACAGACGCAACCCTGCGAAGCAACATCACTCAGTTGCTTTCAGCTAACAACTTTCTGTATATTTTTGGCGAAGACAGCATTAACGTGTTCTCTGACGTTCGAGTAACGGACGCTGGTATTACATTGTTTACAAATACCAACATTAGTGCTTCTGTAGGATCACGTTTGCAGTACGCCATATTCCCGTATTTCCGTTCTGTGCTGTTTATGAACGAATATGGTGTTTATGCGCTGGTTGGCTCTACAACATCCAAGATTTCTGACCCGCTTGACGGGGTATTTCCTGACATAGACTTCACTACAGCAAGAGTTACGGCTGGTCAGGTATTGTTAAATAACATATTATGTGCCGCATTTAATATAAGATATAACGATTCTGGAACGTATCGTTATGTACAGGCAATATTCTTTGAGAAGAAGTGGTTTTTTTCTAATCAAAATACGGTTGTTTTAGTCTCTCCTATTGCTACAGGCGGTAGGATTAAGTTGTTTGGCACAAACGGCAGCAATCTTGTTGAGCTGTATGGCGATGCTACTGTGCCAGTAGATATTATTTTAGAAACCGCATTGGACGCTATGGGCGATCCTATTCGGGATAAGCAAGCATTAAAGATAGGTATTGAGGCCACACTAGGCTCAACTCCTACAACAATGAATGCTTATGTAGATTCAGAGTCGGCGCAGTCTCCAGTTATTACGTTTGAGAATAGTGTTGCTTGGACGAATTATTTAGGTAATGAAATAGATTGGACAAATAATTTAAGTGCAATTATTGGCTGGCTAGGCGCTACTTCTGCTGGCGCTGGTTATTATTTGTATAAATCTGACGCTGAAATGTGGGGTAAATATTTAGGTATAACCATTAATAGCACATCAACACCTTTTGTTATTAACGGTTTCCAATTTGAACATGAACTAAGAACGAGGTTCTAAAATGCCAGTGCCAAATACTTTTGCGAATGCAACTACATCAATCCCGTTATCGCAGTTAGATAACAACTTTGCTACTCCAATTACGATTGGCAATACGGCTGTTCAGCTTGGTAATACCGTTACCACGCTAAACAACATGACATTTGCCAATGTCACTATTAGCAGCGTAGCTACAGCGTTGCCTAATAACTTCTTAGCTAACAGTACAGCTACATTAGGTAATACAACAGTTACCCTTGGTAGTACAACTACTAGCGTAGGTAACTTAACGCTGACTAACGGTACATACACTGACTATACGGAAAGTGTTGTTGCTATTGGTACAGTTACTAGCTCAAACACTCTTGCATTAACTAACGGTACAGTCCAGACAGCTACTCTAACGGCTTCTACTGCTTGTACGTTTACTATGCCTACCGCTACGGCTGGTAAGTCATTCATTTTATTGTTAAAGCAAGCAGCATCTACTGGTAATGGTAGCGCTACATTTACGGGTGTGAAGTGGGGTACTGCTGGTGCGCCTACGATTACTGCTACGGCTGGCAAGATGGATATTCTGACGTTTGTGGCTGACGGTACTAATTGGTACGGCTCTGTAGCAGCAGGTTACACACCATAAGAGGTAAATATGTTTGCTTTTACTAAATTAATGCAAGCAATGGCTGGTGGGGTTAATGCGCCGCCTACTGTTGATTACCTTGTTGTCGCTGGAGGTGGTGGTGCAGGAGGAAGTGCAGCTTCGGATAAAGGCTCTGGTGGTGGCGGTGCTGGTGGGTTTCGTACTGCAACTGGATCAAGTGTTGCAGTTAATACTAATTACACGATTACGGTTGGTGCTGGTGGTGCTGGTGGTACTGCTGGTGGCAATGTCGGAACAAATGGTTCAAATTCAATATTTTCTAGCATTACATCTGCTGGTGGTGGAGGTGGTGGTGCAGGAGCTAGTGGATCAGGTACAACTGCTCCGTGGGCTGGATTAGCTGGAGGTTCTGGCGGTGGCTCTGTAAGAAATGCTTCTGGCGGTGCTGGTAATACTCCAAGCACTTCACCATCACAAGGAAATAAAGGTGGTGATGCTGGTGTATCAGCTGATTCTGGTTCGGGCGGCGGTGGAGCAAGTGCCGTAGGCTCTAATGTAACAACTAATCCCGGGTCTGCTGGAGGAGCTGGATCGGCTTCCAGCTTAAGCGGTAGCAGCGTCACCTACAGCGGCGGCGGTGGAGGCGGTTCATATAGCGGTACTGGTGGTTCGGGCGGCGTTGGCGGGGGCGGTAATGGAGGAAATAGCGCAACTTTTAATACTGGTCAAACTGCTGGTGGGGTTAATCTTGGCGGTGGTGGTGGCGGGGCATCTGGAAACAATAGTGGTGCAAATGCTGGTGCTGCGGGTGGCTCCGGCGTTGTAATTATTTCTTATCCATCAACTTATGCTGATTTATCTTCTATTGGTGGTGGTTTAACTTATACAAAAACTACATCAGGTGGCAATACAATTTACAAATTTACTGCTGGAACTGGCAATATTTCATGGTGATTTGTGAATATAAATAACTTATTCCCAACTCCTGTGGCGTTCTTTAGTCTAGGTCGTGACTTAAATAAATCAGAAATAGAATTTATTAAAGATCAAGAACACTACGCTAATGAAGGTAATACGACTAGCAAGGATCGAAAGATTCTAAAGAACAAAGAACTGACAGAGCTGCGTGATTTTATTGAAGACTCGATGCTTGAGTATTTCAAAGCAATACATGCTCCTAAATTTGATGTAAATTTATATTTAACACAAAGTTGGATTAACTATACTGAGCAAGGGCAACATCACCATAAACACGCACATCCAAATAGCATAGTTTCTGGTGTGTTTTATCCGCAAGCCGATAGTAAAGTAGATAAAATTTACTTTTATAGAGATGGCTACGAACGGATTAAAGTTCCTGCTAAAGAGTTTAATCCTTACAATTCTGAATCGTGGTGGTTTGAAGTGGGCGCTGGTGATTTGATTTTATTCCCATCCCATCTAACGCACATGGTTCAGACTAAAGAAGATGACAATACTCGGATTAGCATAGCGTTTAATACGTTTTTAAAAGGCTATATAGGTTCAGACGAAAGTCTTACTGGTTTGAATTTGAGGGAAGAATAATGGCTCATTACGCATTTCTTGATGAAAACAATATTGTTACTGAAGTCATTGTCGGTAAAGATGAAGGCGAAGATGGCATTGATTGGGAAGTCTGGTATGGCGACTTTCGTGGTCAGGTATGTAAACGTACTAGCTATAACACAATAGGAAATGTCCACAATAATGGTGGAATTCCTTATCGTGGAAATTATGCTGGCATTGGCTACACTTATCGTTCTGACATAGATGCGTTTGTTCCTCCGCAGCCTTATCCAAGCTGGACATTAAATGCCAATGTTACTTGGCAACCTCCAGTAGCCATGCCTACTGATGGCAAAATGTACTCATGGGATGAAGCCACTACTTCATGGATTGAAATTCAGGGGGCATAATGGGCATCCAAGCATTTACAAAACTTGGTAATACTGTAACATTTACGGCAGACACAGTTGCTCCTGCTGCTGTACAAGCTGCATCTACAACATTGGGCGGTAATCAATACCGTATTATCAATGCTGGAACGAACATCGTATTTCTTGGTTATGGTACGGATGCTGCCACTGCGGCTGCTAATGCTGGCAATGTTGCTACATCTCTGCCTTTGTTAGCAGGTACAGACGAGATTCTGAGCTTTGTGCCTAACGCTTACTTTACTGGTTTAACCGCTGGTGGATCATCTTTGATTTATGTGACACCGGGTGACGGACTATAAGGAACAATCATGTTAAAAACGGTTGTAACTTTAGGGGGCGGTGGTGGTAACGGTTCAGGTACAGTAACTCAAGTTAGTACGGGTACTGGCTTAACTGGTGGCCCAATTACGACCAGCGGTACTATTAGCCTTGCTAACACAGCCGTTACCGCAGGGGTGTACGGAACATCAACTGTTGTTCCGCAGATCACTGTAGATGCACAAGGCCGTATTACTAGCGTAGCAAACGTAAGCATTTCCTCTGGTGGCGTTGGCACAGTCACAAATGTGGCTACTGGTACAGGTCTTACTGGTGGCCCGATTACTTCTAACGGCACTATCTCACTTGCCAATACAGCGGTTGTTGCTGCTGATTATGGCTCTGCATCTCAAGTTGGAAGCTTCACGGTTGATGCTCAAGGCAGACTAACTGCGGCTTCTAACGTAGCTATTAACATTTCTGTCGCCAACGTATCTGGCGCTGTACCAAACACAGTCAATGTTATTGCTGGCACAGGCTTATCTGGTGGTGGTAACTTAGCATCTAACATCACAGTCAGTCTTGCTAATACGGCTGTTACGGCAGGAAACTACGGTAGTTCTACTCAAGTAGCCCAAATCACTATTGACGCACAAGGTCGCATTACAGCGGCAGCTAATGTGGCTGTTAGTGGTGGCGGTGGCGGTGGAACAGGCAATGTAGTTTCCAATGTTGTGACAATTACTGTTGGCGATAATATTTCTTGGACTAACGCAACTAGCGTAGTTTTGTCGTGGATTAACAGCTCAAGTAGTATTGTTACGTGGACGAATACCGTGTATTCAGTTACTAACAATAATGCAACTATTCTAGTTAATCATCCTTCAGCACCGTTTGGCGTTCTTTTACCGTCAGCTTCAACGGTAGTTGGTCAGCAATATCAGATTAAGAAGATTGATAGTTCTGCTAATGCGGTAACTGTTAGCACTACGTCCTCACAAACCATTGATGGCAACTTAACATATACGCTTGCTACGATATACAAGAGCGTTACGTTGCAATCAGACGGTTCTAACTACTATATTTTTGCGGCTGTTTAAACATGGACGGACAATCTTTATTTAATTTTGTTGTGGGTATAGCTGCGTTCTTTGGTGGCTGGACGTTGAACAACATTACTAGAATGCTTAATCGTATTGATGACGATATTCGTGAGATGCCGCACGTATATTTGAGCAAAGATGATTACAAAACAGACATTGCTGAGATAAAAGGAATGCTAGGCAAGATATTTGATCGTCTTGAGAACAAGGCTGACAAGTGAATATGGATGGATTAAGCATCGTCAAATATGGCGATGTTGATTCCCTACAAGAGTTCTTGTTTGAGAACGGAATGCAGCATAAGTTGTTCCGTGAAGTTTTGATGGATCAAGGAAAGACAGTTCCAGCGTTTCCGTTAATGGAGGCGAACACTGACAATCTGGATGATTGGTTATTAGCGCATCAGGTAGAGCATCAATCGTTTGCTGGTTATTTAGACTTGAACAATCCTTTTAACTTGCTTGATGTTGATTGGAACAAAGAAGAAGCTTTTTATGATTGGATAGCTAATCACTATTACATTCATGTTCAGATAGCTGCTGCACTAAATCTGTCGAGTACAGGATAAATTATGGCTGATCCTCAAAAAATATCAAATTTTAACTCGCAAGAAAATAAAGATGTAATGGCGCTTGTTAAAAGAGAATACCAACCGTCTGAAAAGATGGATGTTATTGATATTTTATAAAAGTCTGCTGGTTCCAGAGGTGCTGATCCTGTTCAATTTAATAATGAATTAGCTTATATGGTTGATTCTAGCCCTGATGTTCGAGTTATCAGAGCTAATAATTCCTTGTTTATTTATTTTAATCACCGAAACGGGAATGTAAAAGTTTATTTAGAGACTGCTGATAGACCTAGAGAATTGATTGATAGCATTAAGCAATTTGGAATGGCTATGAAAAAATCAGGATTTAAAACAGGTCAGTTTGATGTGCAAAATCCATTGATTTTAAAAGCTGTAAGAATGGCAGGAATACCAGTTTCCGTTCAGTCAACAAATATGATTTCTCCTGATGGTAAAACACCCGCCATGTCAGCGGTAATGGAGTTTTAAGATGGGTTACGCTGGAGCAAAACTAATATATGACGCTTTGCAAAAGTCTGCCAATACAGGCGGTATGGATGCAAAAACGGCTGCTATTGTTAAAACTATTCCTCCTCCTCCAAAACCGCAACCAAATCCAATTGTATCGGCAGTTTTTACTATTGGAGCATCCATAATTCTTACTCCTGCTCTTGGCGCTCCTTTGGCTGCGGCCACATCGTCGGCGGCTGTAACAGCGGCTAATGGTGGTGATGTAAAGCAAATAGCTACTAATGCCACATTAGCTTATGTAGCAGTTACTCCATCATTAAGCTTGCCTCAAAAAATTGCTGCATCTTCTGCTGTTCAGTTAGCAAATGGAGCAAAACCAGAAGATGTTATTAGAAATGCTGTTGGTACTGTTGCGGCTTATCAAGTTCCTGAAGTATTAAAAAACATTAACCAAGACATTGCAAAATTTGCTCCAAATACAATACAAGATACCGTTAAAACGGCAATGGTTAATGCTGAAAACCAAGCCGTATTTGCCCTCATAACAAAGCAAGATGTGGCTGCAAATGCAATTGCTGGTGCTGTTGGTGGAACTGTAGCTGATGTTTCTAAGTATGGATTTGATGATCCAATAGCACAAAAAGCAATTGGCGAATACGCAAAATATATTTCTTTGGGTGTGCTTCCTCAAGACGCTGCTGCTTTTGCTGCCTCTGATTACGCTATTGATCTAGCTGTTGCCGAAAGCAAGAAATCTACGGGAGGTATGCTTCCAACTTCTGCGAAAGCAGGGTCAAGAATAGGTTCGTTGCTGGCTTCCACAGGCGATATTGATTTAACTGTTCCTCCTGAAATTGCAACAAAGGAACAATTTAAAACAATGCCGGGTGAAGTTGGCGAAAACATTATTAAATATACAGATAAAGATGGAATTGTTACTTATCAAAAAAGAGTTACGGCTCAAACACCTATAGGTAACAAAATTGGTTACACAATTGTTTACGATCCTGAGTTAAATAATTTTAATTATGAATATCGTAGTGGAACAGAAACAATATCTAGTGCAGCAAAACCATCATTAACAACGCCTGATGCTCCGCAAGTAATTTTGCCTCCTAGGCTTGCTGGAACACAAACTGGTCAACGAATACAAGGTGAAGATTTTGGTGTGCCAACTGTTAGGGAGCAAGCTGCTACTTCGGTAGAAGAAATTCCTACACTTTCATTACTTCGTAGAGTAAGAACTGGTCAGGAAACAAGGCAAAATGAAGCTCCGTTACAGGTTGATGTTTATGGTGGAACAGAAGCAGATGTTCCTCAACGAGAAAGATCATTGTCTCCAACTGAAACAGTTGCTCAACGAGATATGCCGGAAACACAAAGACTTATTCAACCTTCTGAGACAGAAAGTGCAAGAAGGGTTAATGAGGAAGAAGAACCAGCAGCACAAAGAGAACCATCAGGATCAATAATTCTTGATTTGATTTCTGGTAATGCAAGACAGGCAACTAGACAGCAACGTGTGCCAAACGAAAGAGAAGCAGCAAGTATGCAAGCTTTATCGCAAGCATTAAGTGTTGGTGATCCGGGTGATGCTTTGTTTGGTAGTGGATTAGGCAGACGTAGGAATGTTTGGAACGTAGAATCCTTGAGACTTAAAGACGAATTAGGTGGCTAAAATGTCAAAACAAATTGCTAGACTGTTAAAAACCGATGTTATGGCTGATATAGATATACCAGCTATTGCACAATTTTTACAATTACAAGGAAGGCGTGGAGACACCATCCTAGCGCACATCAATGCTAAAGAAGCTGAGATGCTGAAAAAGATGGGTGGCGCAGAAGAACGAAACCCTGTTACTGGGCTGCCTGAATATTTCACTATTGATGGTAATTATGTTTCTGGAGCTGATCCATATACAAATAGGTCTAACTCTGATGAGTTTTATCAATATCAAGCGCCTCGACAGGGAGGAGATTCATATGAAGGGGCAACTTTTGATTTGCAAGCTAGACAAAGCCCGTTCTACGGAGAGTATGGCGGTACTTTAACGCCGAACGTACCAGCAGCATTATCTCCATCAGGAATAGACCCAACAGAATACTATGCTCTGCAAAGCGCAGCCTCTCCATCAACGCCTTATGAAATTGATGAATCAAGAGTTGGTAGCGGCTACGCAATAAGTCCACAAAAATTTGTAGGCCCAAGTTTTCCAATACAAGCAGCACAGCAAACAGCAAATGAAATTGGTAGAGCAACTACATTAAGACCTGAAGATATAGCTCTTGGTAAAGATAGAATATCAAGACAAGAAAATAGAGAAATAGCGGCAAAAATAGCAAGAGAAGCTGGCATAGAAGATGGCGTTCGCCCCGGCATGATGGATCGTGCCTCTGCTGCTACAGGCTTATCTAAAGAAGCTCTTGCTCGTTTAGGTTTGGCTGGTTTAGGAACCATTCAGGGAATCATGGCATCTAGAGAAGCTTCAGATCAAGGCCGTCAAGCTCGTCGTGAGACAGAGGCATTAGCTCGTCCGTATCAACAGCGTGGTCAGCAGTTAATTCAGCAAGCAGAAAGCGGTGAGTTGACCGCAGCAGGACAGCAACAGTTGCAAGCTTTACGCGCTAGATTGGCACAAGGTGCTGAAGCTAGAGGTGGTGTGGGTGCTGCACAGGCTGCTGCCCAAGTAGAGGCTTTCCGTCAAAACCTGCTGCAAAATCAGTATGATTACGGACAGAAGGTTAGCAATATTGGCGATCAGTTAATGTTAGGTGCTATACGTACAGGTTTAGAAGCTGACCGCTATGCGGCTGGTCTTTCTAATACGTACTTTACTAACATGGCTAGTATTGCTGCTGGCTTGCCGCCTAGTATGTCTGTTCAATCTGGAAGGGAGCAATAATGGCTACTGCACTAGATTCTGCGCTTTCTACAAAGATGCCATCATTGCCCATAAATTCTAGTTTGATCAATAAAGTTACAGGTGAAACCCCCGCACAGATTACTGCTGGTGAGTTGTATCCAGCTATGCAAGAGCGTCGAGGTGAAGAACTAAGACTGCGCCAAAGCATTGCAGACACAGAATCTCAGCTTGCTGGCAAAGAACAAGAGCAAAAGATTTCTGGCTTAGAGCAAAAAAAGACTTTGCAGGAAACTCAGGCTACAGAGTTACGTAATTTGCCTGAACGTACTAACTTGAATCTTGCTAGAGAAGAATTAAATAATGCTGCCTTTGTTCCAACAAAAGAAAACGCACAAGATATAGCTACTATCTTTAGTCTTGTTGGAATCGTTGGTATGGCTATAGGCGGTGGCGCTAAAGACAATGCTTATGCTGCTATGGCTGGCATGAACGGAATGCTAGAAGGTTATAAAAAAGGTCGTGCTGACATTTACAAGCGTGAGCGCGATATGTTTGACAAGAATCTCAAAGCTTTGCAACTAAAGGTTCAAACGCTACAGCAAGAACTAACAGAAGCTATTCAACTTAAACAGCAAGACTTCAAGGCTGGTGAGACTGCTATTGAAATAGCATTAGCCAAGTCTGGTTCTGACCTTCTTGATCTCAAACGCAAGAAGAATGGCGATATGGCTATGTTAGAGACTCTTGCTGATTCAAACAAGGATATGGATTCTCTTATCAAAATGTCTAACGACCAGTTTAAGCAAGAACAAGATCGTAAGTTTAAAGAAAGAGAATTGCAGCAACAGGAGCGTTTACGCATGGCTCAGATGGCGCAGACAAAGGCGCTTGCTGAACTGAAAAATACTGCTGGTGGTCTAAAGATGCCAGCCAAGTTGCAAGAGGCTTACATTGCTGACAATCAGCTTCGTGTTGACATTAGTTCTTTGAAGAATCAACTGCAAGACCCGCAGCTTGTTCAGCAAATTAAACAATACGGAGTAGAGTCTTTCTTGTCAGAAGAAGGTGGCAAAGCCATTTCTCAAGTGATGCAGCGTCAAATGCCTGACAAGTTAGCCAAGTTCTTAACGGAAGTTAGGGATATGCGTAACAACTACTACCTAACTATTTCTGGTAAAGCCGTTACTGGTGGTGAAGCATTGCGTAACTACGGAGTTGTTCCACAGCCCGGTGATTCACAGCAACAGATGCTTAACAAGTTAGACGGTATGGAACGCCGAGTAGGTCAAAAGATTAACGCTATTCGCGGTCTGTACAACGCTCCAGATATTTCAGGCTCACTGACTCCCGGTACGCCAACAATGGTTAATCCTAACGAAAACTATTCAGTTAGAACTAGCGAACAACCTGCCGCTGGTGGTGGTAGAACTATTGTTAGACAAGGAACAGTTAGTTCTGGCCCTAATGCTGGCAAACGTGTAATCGAATACTCTGACGGAACTAAGGAGTACCAATAATGGCTGATGAACAAATCCAATGGGATGAGAATGTAAAGTGGGATGAACCCGCTGCCCCTAAACGCGAAAAAGGAATTATGGATCGTGTTGGGGATGTTGTTACGTCCACTGGATTTGGTGCGGCTGCTGGTGCTTTCACTCCAGAAATAGCGTATGGCACTGGTCAGGTACTAGAAAAGGTTCCTTATAAGCCAGTACAAATGGCAGGTCGTGGCATGAAGTCTGCCGCACTTGGAATGACGGGCACAAAACAACGTGCTTTAGGCTCTCTTGCTGGTGGATTTAGTGGTGCTACTGGTGAGACTGCTGGTCAGGTAGCTGAGGTAGCTGGCGCTCCTCCCTATATTTCTGAGTCTGCAAGGGTATTAGGTAGTCTTGCTCCCGTAGAAATACTTACTACTGGTGCTAAAGGATTCTCTGGCTTACTAAGGTCACTATCTCCTACTGCCGCTAATGCTCGTATGGTATTGCGTAGTGTGATGGATGATGTTGGTGCTGCTAACCTTGCTGGCGCTAAGCGTGAAGAAGTAATGCGACGTATTGGCGAATTGCGTCAGGCTCCTTTCACTACCGATGCACAGAAAAAGGTCTATGACGTTCTAGCTAAAGATGTGCAGACAATGACGGGTGCGGCAGCACAAGAAGCACAGGCTTTGGAACGCGCAGGAACCCGTGAAGGTTTAGAAGCTCAACGTAGAGCAAAAGGTTTTGCTGGATTAAGTGGTGAAGTAACAGAAACAAAAGCAACTATCCTGCAACGCGCTAAAGATTCGTTACGTAATCTTGGTGACGCTACACGCGAACTATCAGACGTTGGAAGAACCCTAAGAGATAGGATTGTTGCTAGGTTTGATGAGCAATCATTGGCTAGGTCTAATGATTACTTAAAGCAAAAAGCAATACGTGATGATGCAGTACGTGCAAAAGAAGACAACGGCATTCTTGTTAATTCATTGCCTGAATTCAAAACAATGATTAGTGATCTACGCAGCAAGTTGCTGATAGGTCAGGAAGCAAGAAAGCAAACTACTGCTCCTGTTACGGAGAAGGGATTGCTAAATGCTTACAACAATATCTATGAGGCCGTAAGTGGTCGCAGAGTAATGGCTGGAGTAAATGAACAAGGCAATCCTGTTTATAAGACTTACCCAAGTTCGTTTGAAGCTTTGGATGCTGTACGCCGCAAGCTTGGTGATGTTGCGTTTGGTAAAGAAGTTGCTGGATACGAGGGTTTAACTCGCAAGGTTGCTGAAGACTATTACATAAAGCTTAGCAACATTCAGTCTAAGTATGCTGGTGAAGCTCAAGATGTTCTGCAAAGAGATTATGAGATTGCTTCTCGCTTGATAGACAAGTTCAAAACCAAGGCTGGTGCTAAAGCTACAGCAATGGATCGTATAGATGCAACTAAGTTTGCTACTGATGATAAGGCTTTGCCGGGTACATTCTTTAACAGCAGACAGTCTGTTGCTGACGCTATAGAGTTGGTGGGTGATGCGGCGTTAGTTGAACGTGCGGCAGCCGACTTTGTGGCTAAGAACTTGAATGGCAAGGATGCTTCTGCTGCTAGAACATGGCTTACCAGCAAGCAGAACTCTGACTTTCTAAGCGCATTGCCTAACGTGCGTAGATCAGCAGAAGCTTACATAACTAACTTAGAACGTGCTGAAGCTAGGGCTGCTGGTGCTTCTAAGGTAGGGGAAAGATTAAAAGCAGAACAAACAATAGCTACCAAAGAGGCGGGGAAAGCCCCTGAACTTGGCGTTAAAGAAGCTAGGAATGTAACTGAGCAAGCGCAGAAAGAAGCTGACAGGATTCTAGGCACTGCTGAACCTGCTGCCCGTGTAAGCGAGATTATCTTGTCAGGTGATCGAACTCTGTGGGATCGTATAGCTCCTGCTATTGCTGCTGCCCCCAAGGGCAGAGAGATACTAGGTGAGTCTGTGCGTCAGGTACTAGCTGACCGGGCTACTCAGGGTGTATTTGGTGCTATGCGTTTTTATGAAACAAGCCTAAAAGATTCTTTGCTGAGAACTGGTTTGATAGGTAGGAGAGAAGCGGATCAGATTAGCCGCCAGCTAGATGAAATTGCTAGTGTTTCAATTTCTGAGGCTGAGAAGTTGACGTTTATGGGTAGACTAATTAAAAATGCAATTGTTGGTTATGCTGTTCCTAGGGCTGGAACTGGAACAGTCAACAGTATCGGGGATGCAATAAACCAGCGTGGTCAAATTAACTCTGCTGCGCCCAACTTAGGAGCAAGATAATGATGTACGGTAAAGATTACTCAAAAGATGAAATGCGTAAGATGGAAGAAGACACTCGTCGTGCTGGAGAGAATGAGGTTCGTGGTTCTGCTGAAGCTCAGAAGAATCTAGGCCGCACTCTCAAGCCATCTATGCCGCAGCGTATGGGCAACCGTAAGATGAAACGCTAGGAGGCTGCTATGCCATTAGTTAAAGGCTTCAGTCAGAAGTCTATGAGCAAAAACATTTCAAAAGAGATGAAGCGCGGCAAGCCTCAAAAGCAAGCCGTTGCTATTGCTTATAGTGTTGCACGTAAGGCAAAGACACAAACTAGAAGTCGCATACGATGAGCAGGAAAAAGGATAAGGGGATAAATCCTGAACTTGAAGAAGCAATCAGTAAGTCTTTGAAGGAAGTGATGGCAGACACTACCGCCAGCATTACGGAAAAGATGAAAGTTATAGACCGCGCTTTGAAGCTGGAAGCTATTAAACTTAAGCTAACAGACGACGAGTGGGGAAGTGGGTTTGCAACTGATGAAGATGAGTAGTATTATCCGAATACCATTGTTATAAGGGGATATTCATGGATGCTACTTCTATTATCAGAATCGCACTTACTGTATTGGCTGGCAGGTTAATAGTATTTTTGGCTTTAGGCATGGTTTGCGGTATGACTTCGTGGGCGATGTGGGGGCCGCAATGGGAAAGATTGGTTGCGTTATGTATCTTTTCCATATTTACCTTTTTGGTTTTGCGTAAAGACAGGAGTTTAAACGATGAAAAAGTATCAAACGAATAACCAGCAAGCAGGTACAGCTATGCGTCCTCAGTTGCCTTCCGATATTACTGCTGGCGGCGATCAGTATTACAAATCTGGAACTCTGCCTAAGGGTGGCTTTCAATCTATGTGGTGCTTTAGCGGTTCTGGTGATCGCAAGAACAGCCCAACTGATATGGTGAAAGGCCAGAAAAAGGTTTACTGATGGCTAATAATATTGCGTTTCAAGCAATGGGCAACTGCGTTGTTGCTACTGCTTCGTCTGCTAATACCCAAGGTAATGTTGTTTCTATAACGGCTGTTAGTCCGGTAAACCAATACTTAGTCTTTAATACGAGTAAAGATTACCCTGTGTTTGTTGCCTATGGTGAAACTGCAAACATTACAGCAACTATCCCAACGTCTGCTGGCGCTCCGGTAGTGGCAATTCCTCCCTACTCGGAAAAAGTATTTACTGGCCCACAAGTAAGCTCAACTAAAACTGTTTACGCTCGAATTATTGGGCCTCACAACAACGCTGAGATTTACATTACTCCGGGAGAAGGTCTATGAAAGACTACATTCTTGACAGAGCAAGAGAACCATCAACGTGGCGTGGAGCTATCCTATTCCTGACTGCAATCGGTGTTCCTATTGCTCCGGCTTTGAGCGAGGCTATTGTTACTGCTGGCCTTGGTCTTGCTGGCTTAATTGGTATGCTGACCGCTGACCATCGTGACTAAGATAGATTGGTCAAAGTACCCTAACTTTACCGCTGCGGAGTTTTCGTGCAGTCATTGTGGCGCAAACGAAATAAACGAAAGCTTGCTAGACAAGCTTCAACTACTGCGGAACAAGTACGGAAAACCGATGAAGATAACGTCAGGTTATCGCTGCCCGAAACATCCCATAGAAGCGAAGAAAACAGCTCCGGGGGCGCACTCTACAGGTTTAGCTTGCGACATAGGCGTTAGTGGATCAGAAGCGCATCAAGTCTTATCACTCGCTATGGAGTTAGGCTTTACAGGTATCGGTGTACAGCAAAAGGGAACAGGAAGATTCATCCATGTTGATCTAACCGTTGGTCAGAATCGACCTACTGTGTGGAGTTACTAATGCCTAAGAATCCTAGTTTAGCTGTAGGTCGCGGTGAGAAGCTTCCAGCAAGCAAAGGCGCTGGCCTGACTGCTAAGGGTAGAGCTAAATACAATCGTGAGACAGGCAGCGATCTGAAGGCTCCTGTCACCACTAGCAAGCCTAGCAAGTCTGAGGCTGGCAGACGGGCATCTTTCTGTGCGCGTATGGGTGGGATTGTTAAGACAGCAAAAAATTCTGAACGTGCTAGAGCATCTATGAGGAGATGGAAATGCCGATGAAACCCGGACTGTATGCCAACATCAATGCCAAACGTGAGCGTATAAAAGCAGGTAGCGGTGAGAGAATGAGAAAGCCGGGAAGCAAAGGCGCTCCCACGGCTCAATCATTTATTCGCTCCGCGAAAACAGCCAGTAGAAAAAGCAAAAGATAAGCGCTGTAGCAATACCAGCGCCTACCAATAAGCCACCAATAAACGTAATAATGGTGAACGCTTCCATAGTTATGGTTGCGCCAACAAGTTACGTATCTCTGCAACTGGCATACCTAACTTCTCATGAATAACGAGAATGTGACCAGCACTAACTTTCTTTTTACCATGACGATACCTGCTAATGTCTGGCTTACTTATCTTTTTATCAAAGAATTCATACAGCCTTGCATCATTCTTTAGGTTGTTTGTTTCCATGATGTGATCGAACAAAGCAAAGTCTGGTCTTTGTATGTATTTTTCTTCAGTCATGCTGTCTCCTTATGGTGCTGGAATAAGTTTTCCATCAAATGCGTAGGTTCCTATATGCGTCAAACCTACCCACGGTGCTGCATATATCTCGCCACCGTTATCTCTCCATGTCTTACAGAAGTGGTAATCCTCTGACAGCAAGCGTTTAGTCTCTGGCTCAATACTCTCTGTAAAGTATTGGCTAATCTGTTCTGCCCCCATATTTCCAGACAGATCAGTAACGTCATTAACGTACCAAGGAACGATAGGCTTTAGCTTTTCAAACACTTCGCGCTTAATCAGCATGAATCCTGTGCCACCATTCCAAATTTCCACTGGCTCATTTACTGGAACCGTTACTTCACCCTCGTAGTTCTTAAGATTCACCACGAAAGAACCTGTGTGATACTTCAACTGATTGTCAGGCACACCAGACTCTATTGCCTTGCGTACTCCTGCCCAATTGATTTCTTTCTTAGGATAGATACCGCAGATAACATCCTTGTCTGACTCCATCATCTTCAAGAAGTCAGCAGGGTTGAACTGAATGTCTGCATCTATAAACATCAAATGCGTTGCGTCTGACTTCATAAAGCCATGCGCTAGAGCATTCCTGCCGCGAGTAATCAAACTTTCATTGAACATGAATGACATCATGCTTTGTAAGTTGTTGTCTCTTAGCAGGTTATTCAGTTGCAGCAAGCTTTGTGCGTAAAAACCGTAGCATTGGCCTCCGTACATTGGGCTGGCTATAAATATTTTAGTTGACATGACTCCACCGCTTTCCTTGTTTGATTAAATTGATTGCGCCGCTTGTTACGTTATGTTGTTTTGCTATAAGAGAAATGCTTGTTCCAAGAGATAAAGAGTATTTAATATCTTTAACTTGCATCTCATTAAGTTTGGCTCTTGGATTCCGTTCTCCAATCGTGCTGCGTCCTTTTCTTGCCATGTCCTCAAGGTTTTGCTTTTGAGTTCCTAAAAACAAGTGAGCTGGATTAACGCAATACACATTGTCGCAAGCATGGCAAACGTGCATACCTTTTGGTATCTCACCTATAAAAGTTTCGTATGACGCTCGATGAGCATAATGTTTACGGTTATTACTAATGATTTGCCCATAACCTCTAACAGTTGTTGTCCCCATCCATACCCAACAACCTCCTTCTGGTATGCGCTCAACCTTTTCCTCTATTCGTTCTTTAGTAATTGGCTTCATTTGTTCATCCTGTAAAACCATTTGTCTGCTCTGCGCTCACAGTTAATGCTGTAACCGTCAGCTCTGAGTTCTGAAATAATGCTATTAACTGCACACACTCCTGCCTTCTGGATAATATCTAGCGTTGTGTATTCCCCTCCCCGCCCCAAAAGATTTGCGACTTTCTGTAATCGTTCAGACTTATCAAACTTTGCAGCATTCACGATATATCCTCCACTCTAATGACGTATCTGCCTTTACTATTCTTGCGCCAGCCATGTACTTCAATTCTTATTCCGGCATCTCTGACTAGCGCAACCGTGGTTGAATCTTGAATTTTCTTTATACGGTCAGCAACAGCAGAAGCCGTTACCTGTACCGCTAGAACTTCATCCTTACGTATAGCGAGAATGTCGCACCACCCCCACAAGTCCTTCCTTTGTTTGGTAAAAGAATTCCACTTCTCTACAATCTCGCAGTGGTAGCCTTGCTCTCTTAAATACTCAAGACTTCGTTGTGTGGGTGAGCGACTAGCAGCCATCAGAAAGGAATCTCATCATCTCTGTGTGGGCTGTACTCTCTTACTGTGCTGCCCTCAGTAGGTTTCTTGTAGTTCGGATCAGGCATAAAGTTATCCTGTGCCAGTGATATAAGCTCACCTACTGGAGTAGGTTTACGCCACCCTGCAAGCTTGACCCACTCACCTTGTTTAATATCTCTGTCAGCAGTAAAGCCGCCTTTTAAGTGAGGTTGTGTATCTGTCTTGCGCTTGTCGTTCGTGAACAGAACGCCCTTACCCGGTCTTTCATTATGGTTCTTCATACTTCCTCCAACGAATTAGCAGCCGCCATTACTTTCATTTTGGTAGGCGCATCTAGTTTGTCTATCACTTCACCGTTTGCATCTTTAAGCATCTTTAGCTTTTCGCGTTTGGTATCACTGCTAAGCTTTTGGCTTGCCTTTATTTTGTGAACCATGTCGTGAAAGGAAATCTCCCATTCTGCTAAATCCGTGGATTCGCTGAACGGCTCGTCCATCCCCGGCACGTAGAGAGGCAAAAAAGTCTCACCTTCTTTTCTCTCTTTCGCTTTATTTATTTCCTCAACAACGACTTCCGCTTTGCCCATGTTGACTTCCTGAGTTTGCTTTGGCGGCTCCATGTCCTGTACTTCCTCTGGCGTGTAAACACCTGCGACACAGCCGGGATATACGGATCGTATGCCCTCTGAAATGCAACGCGCTCTGAGCATAGCTCTAGGATACTTATGCCATCCAGAACCCGGTTTAACCAAGCCGATATTCTTGCCCATCTCGATAGTCCAAGTGACAGACAAAGACCCACCAGCGGGATGACTAAAAACACCAGTAACTCGCTCATCTGTGTACTCCTTCCATTCCACTTTCCCACCCGCTTGCTGGAACCTAGCCATCATTGCGTCTGCTTTCAAGGCTGGTCGCCCTTGGATAACGTGATAGTCACGCGCAGCTATAGCAGGGTGAGAACCTTCTGCCTGTGCTACTAGCATCAACGCCATAGCTTCCTCTGCTGTCTTGACGTTGAATAGTCCAGACTTGGCAACTGCTACTGCCATCTTTTCTATATCTTGGTACGGAACTAAGTTACTCATTGTGTCCTCGCTTTCATCATCTCATCTGCATATTCATAAGCTGCTGTACAAACATCATCTTTAGAATCTAAATTAGCATCAGGACTCCACAGTAACGATTGCATAGCTTTAGCAGCAAAGTAATCTCTCAGTGTCATCCCTTCCTTCTGATGCACTGACGTTGGAAATACATTCATCTCATCCCCTATCATTTAAGTAAGAACCTACGTGAACCATTTACTTCAACTACAAACTTTTGATAAACGTCTGGCATAGCTTGTTTAAACAACTCGCTTGAGAACTTCATAGATGCCTTAGAGTTACGCCACGTTACAAGCGTCTTTCCATCCACGCTAACGAGCGAACCTTTCGCACCCATATATTCCCTAATCTTAACCTCGACTTTCTCTGCTTCTGTCTCAAGCTGTTTGATACGTGCCTTGTACTCTTGAAGAACAACACAAGCCTGTTCAACCGCACCTGTTGCAGTTGCGACTTCCTCACTTGAAGTAGGCCAGATAAGCTTGGTTGATTCAACATCACTAGCCTGTGGCTCGGCATTCGATACAACAATGCCCCAAAACTTTGCCATCTCTTTGACAAGCTCATCTTTCATTTCCTGAGTAATGTTGAAGTGGAAGGTTCTGAACTTCTGTCCACCAAACAAGACCGCAAGATAAATATCATCCACGTTATGACAGGCAGCTTCGTGTATGAGTTGCGCCATATCAGCAGCAGGAACCATGTTTGTTTCTTCTTCGAACTTAGACATAACGCCAGCGTTGTAGTTCTTGCATTCAACGAGTATTCGTCCATCTGCACTGATGTAGTCAAAATGAGATTTAAGCCACGGCTCAGTCTTATGCGAAAGAACATAGTCAGCGTCCTTGAGTTCTATGCGGTGCTTCTCTTGAAAGAGTCTGGCAATGGTTGGTTCCATCACCTTACCCATTTGTACTTCTTCCACCTCAGATAGATCAGGCGGTTCCTTCTTTCCCTGCTTAACTAGGATTGCGTCAGCAGCGCGACCGTTAGCTGCTAGTCTGGAGTCACCCGACCACCATGCTGCATTACGTACCTCTGGTGCAAAATCATCTGTATTAACGCTTGTCATAATTTTTTCCCTTTAGTTTAGCTTCTGTCATGGCAACACAATGCTCACCATTACTTGACTCCCATGCCAGATAATTTCTTTCCTCATCCGTCAGCCCCTGCCATTCGCGCTGTGGTGTACAAGTATGTATTTCTGCTGGGTTAACTTCTCCGCATCGTTGACATTCTTTGCGCTGTGGTGGTGGGGTGGTATAGAGAGGCTCTGAACCTTTATACCTACACGACCAGTAATACGTATATTCAGTTTCACCTTCCCATAACTTACGCCATGCAACAGGCTGCGGTTCAGGTTCGCTTAGTTTGGCGCGGAGTGTTTCGATTAGCTTGCGTCCTGTGACCGTATCCGAATCCCATGCCATGTCTTTTACTCCTTCCAACGCATCCAGCACCTGCTGCGCTTCTTCGTGTGTAAGTGTTATGGTCATGGTTGCCTCACAGATCAGGGTCAATCCAAAATCCTGAGCCAAAGATTAGCGGGATCGGATCATAGTCATCGCCCTCGGCTTCCATTAACTGACTTTGCAGCGTGAGGCACTGAGAGTGAAGGAACATTACCTTGGCATATAACTCTTGACCGTCTTCCATTAAGCGGTTGTGCTCTTTCTTTAACTCGTTGATTTCTTTTGGCGTCATTGTGTGGTTTCCTCATCATTAAATTTCATGTCAGCGGGGTGCGGTACATCATCATGCACAATTACTCCGTTTTCTAAAGGTAAAAACTTGCCGCAAACTACACAGTAATATCCATCAGCTTCTTCGCGTGTTAGTTTGATGGTCATTTGGTTTCCTTAAAGAATGAGTAATATGGCAATTACAATTAGCCAGCCAGAATGTTCTATATCAACCGTATAACCCCACATTCCTATAGCGCAAAAACCTACAGAAGCAATCGCTTTGCCAATGTATTTCATCGCTGCCCCTTATTCACTTGATACGCAGTCAAACCTGTGAAAGCGCCTGCTGGCATGGCTAGTGTTACACCCAAGCGCACCCCTTCATGCCATTGATATATGTCAAAGCTAACTGAATAGAATGCTCCAAGTAGATATACACACAGCACACCTACTGCACTGGCAATTATTTGTTTCATTCTTGCCCCCTTGCTGTTTCAACCATCAATGAAAATGACATAGCTACAAACTGAGCGTCTGCGTCTGTCATGTCATTAAGATAGATTCGTCTGCCAGCAGAAGTGTCAACAAACCCTATGCTTTCCCCTGTTTGTTCTTTGTAGGTTTTTACAAAGTCATCTATGTATTCCCTGTCAGTCATTGCAAATCCCCTCTAGTTGGTTGCAGTATGTGGTCGGCAATCTCTTGTCTATCCACACCTGTCATATCTAATATCGTTGATAGCAGGATTAGAGTGGCTGCTCCCCATCCTGCTAGGTCATCACCGAACTCGTCCTCTAGGACTGCTGTAAGCCTTCCTATCGTGCGATCTAAATCTTGGGGGCTATAGGGTAGGGGCTTCACGCATAGCCTCCTCAAGCTCTTTTAAACGCTCTAGTCGTTCCATCTCTGCTTCATTGTTTAAAACAAACAGAGTGGCTTTATCTCCGCAACGGTTTGGCAGTTGTGTGCTTCTTTCTGCGTAGCAGTAGGGGAACTCAGCGTTGCCAGTGACTAAATTAACGGTTGTTAGCTTGGGGTGTAAGCAGCGATCACGCTGATTGTGTGGTGTTCCGTAGAAAAAACAATCTACGCACAGTTTGATGTCTTTTAAATATGTCATTCCTAATCTCCCGAAAGGGTTGTCTAATTTAGTAGCAGTTGGTTGTGCAACTATTTCCGTAGCAGCAAGTAGTGCAAGTAACGCAACGTCCTTGGTCGCAATAGGTGTTGTATGTGCATGATGCGTACACAAGTGGGGCAGTAATAGCCAGCCACAATGCAAATAGGTATTTCATAATTCCTCCGTTATTCTTTCGGCGTGTTGATTAAGCATCCATTGATGAACGTCTTGTTCAAGCCAAACGCGACGTGTTTTAGAAAGCCTCACAGCTTTTGGGAATCTTCCCTCTGCTTCCCATGCAAGGATCGTTGACTTACCTAGCTGAGTAATTTCACTCACCTCTGGCAAGCTTATAAATCTAGGCGTACTACTTCTCATATCCCCTCCTAGTTGTCATTAAAAAAGATACTGCAAACGCAATGTAATTGATTATCAGATTATTGTCTATGAATAATAATTATTGGTTTTCAGATAGCAATAGGGACTATCTATCTGTGGATAACCTGTGGATAACTTTGATCTGGCATGGTTCTTGATATATATAAAGTCTATGAATAGTTCTTTATACAAAGAACTATCGACTATTTTCTTTATCTCTATAGAAAAACATATAATAGGTGCTTAAAAATTAAGCAGTAACATTTACTTAACTTTTTTTACCTTTGGTGTTTTGAATCCCATTGCTTTGAACTTAGCTCTCAGGTCTGTACCTGCTGCTGATGTGTAAGCAAAGTTTTGATCTAGGATTGATGTTGCTTTCGGGGTTTGGGTTTTGCTAAACCTTTTGGGTCTCGCACTTGGCTGCGCGTCCGGTTGTGCCAGCGGAGTGACAGCGTAGAGTTTCTTAGGAGTGGACATATTTCCTCCGGAGTAGGGTTTAAACGCGCATACGGGCGCGTGGGGCTGAAAATTCAGGCATGGGAGTGGAAAGATACCATCCCATCCTGAAAACGCCTTAAAAGGGCTTATATGAAAGATCGCATAACTGCCGCACAATTCATCAATTCATCCTGCTTATCTACAAAATAATGCTTTTCGTCAACCGGACAATGGTTAGACAACATTCTGAAAGCGGTTGCGCCTTCAATCAGGGCATCAATAATCCTCTGATAATCTATTGTTTCATCGATAATTAAATCAGTATGTTCACTTGCAACGATCAGGCTTTCTTTAAGTTTGCCCATAATATCCCCTATAAATTGATTTAAACGCCTTTTAGGGCGATAAAAAAGGGTTGCCAGTACATAGACAACCCTAAGTAGTTAAAACGCCTTAAAAACCCTTTTTACGTAAAGCCAGATAATGCAAAAGAATAATTGTCTTACTCATAAATTGATTCGGGTTTTCTGCCGACTTTAGAATCCAGTCGGTTGATTGATTCATCAAGGCGTTAAAACATTCACGTTTTTTCATGGTTATTTCCCTTAAACAGATAATAAAAGTATAAAAAAGCAATACATAATCAGGAAACAAAACGCACCTGCAATTAATTCAAGCAATGTTTTAAGCATGAATTTCCCCCGTTAATTTGTTAATTTGCTCTATTAATTGCTCTTGAGTATAGATTTTATTAATCCGCTTTCCACTGCCAAAAGAATGAGTAACAGAGTATTTTCCATCACGCCTAACTCCGTTAATGGTTAAAACGTGACCGGATAATCTACCGTCGTTCTCTTGGTTAAATTCGCCATATGTTTTATTAAATGTTTGCATGGTTATCCTCGCAAATAGTTAGTTTTTGGCATATTTGTTTATATCGTTCTGTTTTCCTGATTGCGTTTATTGCGTCTAGGTTTAGTGGTTTAGAACCTTCACCGTATCTATCGGTTATTTGCCAATCATTGCCAATGACGTAAACGCCATTATCGAAATTGTCGCAATCTAATCGTTTTAATTCGCCGATTCCGAGTGACGTTGACGATTGAACCCCAAAAAACTCATGCAATAGGCCGCATAATCTCGCCATTGCGTACGTACTATCGCTTTCGGGATTGCGATAACCCCGTTCTTTTGCAGAATCTAAAAATGCGACAACTGATTGAATATCGCCATTCCAGTGCAAATAGATGCCTATTCCGGCGTTTTTGTCTTTTGATGTAGTAATTACAGCTCGATCACCCATTTTTAATCCCCTTTTTAGTAATAACCTTCGATAAAAAACGTCGTTAAATCACTTTTAAATAACTGTAAATCTTTGATTGTCATTAAATCCATTAATCGCCAATCAAGCGTTTTTAAACATTCTTTGAATGACATATCTTTATTTTCTGACATATAAGCTATTAGAAAATCTTTAAAAAAGATAAGTTTTGCTGTGTAATCAAGTGATTGAAATTCTGCTAATGTCATTATCTAATCCCCTAAAGTGTAGGAAATAGGGGGAAAATCCCCCTACTTTGTTTATGCTGCTAACAATTCGTCGTTGACTAGTTCCTGCTTATCACTACCGCACATAAGCAGAAAATCACTAGCTTGTTGCGCTAACGCACTGGCTTTAAATATCGCTCTGCTATCTGCTTTCAGGCATTTAAGCCAGTGATCTATATATCCGGCGTGACGTAAATCACCCTTGATGCCATGCTGCTGACATAAGAAAGCTGCACCTAGTTCAGCGACCAGTTCCTCAAACGCATAGTCAGCATTGCCGAATCTACCTTTTGATAGATCACGGTCGCACCTAGTCTTTTCGCTTGTCCAATGGGTTAATTCGTGGAAAAACGTAGCGTAGTAGTGTTCAGCACTTTGAAAAGTGTTAAGTGCCGGCATGCGGATTGAATCTATTGATGGAATGTAGCAAGCGGTATCGCCCCCGATAGAGTATTTCGCTTGAGTAGCGATAATGCGATTCTCGCAAGCTTCAATCTTTTGATTGTCGGATACCGGTGTATCCTCACTTGCGATTATGTCAATACCGTCAATTTGCTCTACATTGAAAACATAGGAAACCTTAGCGAATTGGTAGAACTTATCTTCGCCTGATTGCTCTGCTTTCTTATCTTTAGCTTGTGACCAATAAACAATTTTTGTAGATTTTTCACCCTTGCGAACCCTACCGCCTAAGTCATTCCATTGTTTTAGACTAGCCCATGCCGGATTGTTATAACCCTTAATACCGCTAACCATTGCAGTAATGAAACGATTGATACCTCTGTAAGCTTTACCGCTAACTACATTCTTGTCAGCGGATTGTGGTGCGTTCCAAGGCTTAACCCACGGAGTTGCACCTTTTTCTAGTTCGCTAATGATTGAATCTGTTATTTCCTGATAAATAGTCGTCATTGTCTAATCCCCTATTTAATTGACTATAAATGTTTACTGCTGTAAACCATTATATATACGTTATAGGATTATGCAATAGATTATGTTCATTGTATTTTGTAATCTATTGTCTATAAACAATAGTCATAGGCTATATAAACTGATATATAATATAATAAGTCTTTTATATAATTGTTATTATAGTTATTTACTATAAATATATAGCAGTTGGTAATTGTGCAATGGGGGAAAGTGCAAGTGAGGCGCTCTCCCATCGCCCCTATCCGATTGCCATAATGGGTAAGGGTTTGGATACCCTTCCCCCGATTAGCCTTGTGTATAGCCCTTAGAATCGTTTTAAACGCTATTCAAATGGGAAAGGGGTTGTCGCTGCTAGCGTTTGACTCTGTTCTTGTCTTTCTGGCTATGTCGATGGGTCTTGACCTTGATTGTTGCGTGCCCTATCCCGCTCCCGCCCCAAGGAAATTTCATGTTTTCCGTGGTTCTGGTATTCTTTCTCTGCCTAACCTCCTTAATTGGCACGTAGTATCCGGGGTTAGTAGTTGGCGCTACTAGCCCCAACACACATGAAGATTGGCTTGCTACTGGAAAGTCCGGACTAAAGGTAGTGAGATCAGCGGAGTGTCCTAGTGACTAAGCGGCCTCGTAAGGGCGCAGTCTTCAGTTGTGTTGGGAAAGCCTAGATGTAGGGAATTCGCGGGAGTTTTGCTAAGGACGGGTAAGTACCAACAACCAATACGCATGAGGATTGTGTGCCTTACTAGTGGGTCAGAACGATCTTCTCAGTCCTCAGTCGTGTTGGGAAAGCGGATGCTGGGACTACCTAGACCGGCCGGGAGCATAGCCAGACGCAGCGAGTACCAGCTTTAAGTTTATAGTGGTAGCTGTTTAACTTTACAGTTATAGTGTTCTTGATTTTCCTTCTGTGTTGACTATGCCTCCCCTCGCTTGGCTTAGTCATTTTGACCCCGGTCTTGTACTGGGGTTTTTTTTCGTCCATAAGTAATATATGATTATGGCTAGGAGGTATTGATATGGATAGAGGTGAGGATATGGGAGTTATTATTGATGATGCTGTCCCTATGCCGGGGGCTAGGGTGGTAAGACGGTATCCGTATGCGGAGATGGGGGTTGGGCAGAGCTTTTATGTGGATGGTGTGCAGATGCAAGTGGTGTTGAATGGTAATTGGAGGGCGGGTAAGAAGTTGGGTATGAAGTTTATTGCTCGCCGTGAAGGGGATGGCATACGTGTTTGGAGGTCAGAATGAGTAACGTCATAGAGTTGCATGAAGACTATGTGGATATAGAAGCAGAGGATTACTGGCAAGAGGTTCGTCGTATGAACCATGCTGAGCTAGTCATGGAGTTGCGGCGTCAGCAAGCCCGTTCTGCAAGCCTGTTGGCAGAATGCCTATCTGAGTTGTCGAGAATGAAGAAGGTGCTAAATGGAGAACTCTACGCAGGAGAACGTTACGCAGGATAAGTACAAGGAGGAGCTATTACTCTCCAGACGTATCTTGAAAAATGAGATGAACAGAGCAATAAAGGCTATCAAACCTGCTGAGAAGATAGAGTTAGTACGTGGGTGGAGAGAAATATACAGGCCAGAGATAGTGGACGAGCTTCTGCGTGTTGCGAAAGACAAAGAGGCAAGGCTACGTATTGCTAACTGGAATCTTGATAACTTTGAAACGACGAGAAGACAAACAAAATGAGTCATCCAGCACAGATGGTATTTGTAGAAAAAGTGAGGGCTAAGTTTCCAGAATGTTTTGTACGCAAGACTGTTCTGGAAGTTGGCAGTCTGAACCTTAATGGCTCTATACGTCAGTTCTTTCAGCAATGCTCCTATATCGGTGTAGATATTGGGCAAGGCCGTGATGTTGACATTGTTGCCCGTGGTGAAGACTTGAAGTATGAGGACGCCAGCTTTGATGTAGTAGCAAGCTGTGAGTGTTTTGAACACAACCCTGAATGGGTGAGAACACTGCAAAACATGATCCGTATGTCGTCTAAGCTGGTGTTCTTTACCTGTGCTACTACGGGCAGGGCAGAACACGGCACACCACGTACAAACCATCATGACGCGCCCTTCTGTGGTGACTACTACCAAAACCTAACAGAAGAAGATATACGCGCCCATATCGATTTAAGTGCTTTTAAAGAGTATGAGTTCAGCGTGGATAACGAAGCTCATGATCTTTACTTTTGGGGAATCAAGTGAATTATAAAAACATTAAAAACTACGACAACATCACAGTAGTAGCTATCTACGGAAACGGTGAGGGATTAAAAGCCGTACCCGCTATCAACAAAACAGCAGAGTGCTTGCCGGGGGCAAGGAAGCTTTTAATTACTGATAGAACATTACCTACAGACATTCCTCAAAAACTAACTGGCGCACCTTTTGACCATGCTGGCTACAGCAAGTTCTGTATGTACTCACTAGGTAAGTTCATAGATACAGACTATGCCTTAATCGTTCAGCATGATGGTTGGGCGCTAAACGCTGACAACTGGCGAGATGAGTGGTTGGAGTATGACTATATTGGTGGTCTAACCCATGCCGCATTGGTAAACAACGTGTTGATTACTAACTACCAGTGGCTAGGATTAGATAACGCTATCGTTGTACAAAACGGTGGCTTTAGTCTGAGAAGCAAACGCTTTATGAATGCCCTGACAGACTTGGGAATCATGCCTACAGACCATGAGAATCCCATGCTAAACAATGAGGATATTCAGCTCACTGCATTTTTGAGAAGAACGCTAGAAAAAACGGGTATCAAGTTTGCGCCGGATGAAGAAGCACAGCTATTTTCTTTTGAGCATCTATGCCAAGGAATCCATGATGGCAAGCTGCATAAGATTTTTGGTCATCACAGTAGATTTAGAACGCTGCTTGGTGGGAACAAAATGATATGGCATTTAACCAGTGAGCAGACAGACACTATCCCGATGGAAAGATTAGCTTACGATTTGTTCAAATACTACGACTACCAAATGATTAACTGATATGAAATTTAATTTAAATCAGTTCTACAAGTTTTGCGCTCAACTAAAGATTGAGACAAAAGAGCAAGGCTTGCGAAACCTAGATAATTTATTAGGTACGCAAACCTACGTGATGGAAGAAATAGCGAATGGCTTGAAAGATAACATCCACTTCTTCGTTATCTTGAAAGGCCGACAACTCGGCATCACTACTATTTCTTTGGCCCTAGACCTTTACTGGCACTACATAAACAATGGACTTAATGGAACACTGGTCACAGATACTGAAGAAAACCGCGACATGTTCAAAGGAACACTCTCGGCCTATATGGATGGTTTACCAAAAGAGTACAAGATACCCATACTCTCACACAATAGAAACTCGCTTGCGCTCAAAAACAGAAGTCGAATCTTTTATCAAGTCGCAGGGCTTAGAGCGAAAGGAAGTCTTGGTCGTGGCAAGGGCATCACATTCCTTCACGGAACAGAAACGTCTTCGTGGGGCGATGAAGAAGGCTTAGCATCTTTGCTGGCCTCTCTTGCTGAAACCAACGAGAAGCGCCTGTATATCTTTGAGTCAACAGCGCGTGGATTTAATATGTTCCACGATATGTACACGACTGCTAAACGCGCTCGTTCTCAACACGCAATATTTTGCGGCTGGTGGCGCAATCAACTCTACTCAGTTCCGGGTGACTCTAATCTTTACAAAGTGTATTGGGATGGAAAGCTAACGCCTGAAGAAAAGGAATGGACGCGAGATATTAAGAAGCTCTACAACGTAGAGATTAACTCGCGGCAGATTGCTTGGTGGCGTTGGAAGCTTTACGAAGGTATCAAAGACGATGCGTTGATGTATCAGGAGTTCCCGCCGACTGAAGACTATGCCTTCATCATGACGGGTACAAGCTTCTTCTCTAACGCCCGTTGTACGGACGCTATGAAGATAGCTAAGCAGATTAAGTGTGACCACTACCGCTACAGCATGGGTGCAAACTTTGTAGATACAGAGGTGCTGAAATCTACAGACAGAATGTCAACCTTGAAGATATGGGAGGAACCCATTGATACAGCTTTTTATGTCATTGGTGCTGATCCTGCCTATGGCAGCTCTGATTGGGCTGATCGCTTTTGCATACAAGTGTACCGTTGCTATGCTGACGGTATGGAGCAGGTTGCAGAGTTTGCTACACCAGAGATGAACACCTACCAGTTTGCGTGGGTGATTGCTCACCTAGCTGGCGCGTACAAAAACTCAACGCTAAACTTGGAAGTAAATGGCCCCGGTCAGGCAGTCATTAACGAACTACGTAATCTGAAACGCCAAGCAGCAGCGTTGGGCGGCAAAACCGGACATCAACTGATGGACGTATTGGGTTCAATGAGCAACTACATCTGGCGGCGTAACGACACGATGGGCGGTTTGTCTAACTCTATTGGCTGGCTGACTACAGCGTCCAGCAAAGAACGTATGCTTTCTTACATGAAAGACTACTTTGAGCGCGGGATGATAACGATTGTCTCTACTGATTTGATCGACGAGATGAAAACCATCGTGCGTGATGGCGGCTCTATCCTTGCGTCAGGCAGAAACAAGGATGATCGCGTGATGGCAAGTGCTTTGGCTTGCGCTGCCTTTGCTGAACAGCTTCAGCCGCGCCTGATTGCACAGAAAATTACAAGAAATGTCAGCAGAACACAGGAAGACAGCACACCAGAGCAGATTGTTGTGGGCAGAACCGTATCTGACTACCTTAAAAGGATAGGCGTGTACGGCTCTAATTAATTCATTTAATTTTCTAAACAAAAATTATGGACAGTAATGATGATTACATCATTCCGAAAGAGGAATTAAAGCAAATAATGCGTAGATTTCGCGCAGACAAGAAGCGCGGGATACCAATGCGCCTGTTTTATGAACTTTCAGGTGTAGATAAGTCCAGAATGGACGATATTTTCTTCTACGACCGGGCAAACATGACGGAATTGGTGCAAAGACGGGTTTCCAAGGCGTATTTAGCGTGGAAAAATGGCGAAGTAGCCGTAATGATTAGGTTTGGACAGAAATGGATTGAGTGGAGGAAGAAACCCAAGCCCGTTATTGTCCGTGGATATGGTTTGCAGGTCGAAAATGGTGGAATTAAGCTCAAATTAGGGCTTAAAAACAGGTTAGATTACTCAGATTATAGTTTAGATGAGCAAATTAAGGGGAGATAGATATGAGCGTTATGCACGATTATAAATGCGATTTACACGGGTTTTTCGAGGCTTGGGAGCCAGTTTGCCCTGATGGATGCACTGAAAACGTCCAAATGGTGTTCTTGCAGCCAGTAGGAATGAAGTCTGACACCACAAAACACAACGACAAGACGTTAAACCAGCTTGCTCTGGACTTCAATATGACAAATATCAAGTCTGCAAGAGAGGGTGACAGTCAGGCAGGATACTATTCACGCAATAACAAGCCAGCTCCGAAGGGTGTGCCAGAGCCT